ACAGGTCGCTTGAAGATGACCAAGGCAGACTTGCTCAACATGAAACGCAAGATGGATGCTTTGAAAGTTCCTTCCACTGGTCGCCGTCTTGTACTTTGCTCAGACCACATCAACGACCTTTTGGAGATTGAGCAGACCTTCCGTGAGCAGTACAACATCAATCGCAATGACGGAACCGTTGGACGCTTGTATGGCTTCGACATCTATGAGTTTGCCAACAATCCATTATACACCAAGGCTGGTGTGAAGAAGGATGTGGGCAAGACTGCTGAGACAGGTGAGTTCCAATGCTCGTTTGCATTCTACGTTCCTCGTGTGTTCAAGGCAACAGGCTCTACCAAGATGTATTGGAGCGCAGCGGAGAACGACCCTGAGTACCAGCGCAACAAAATCAACTTCCGCCATCGTTTCATCTGTATGCCAAAGAAGGCAGATGCAGGTGTCGTAATGATGAGCGACTACAGCGCAGCGTAACCATGGCAAAGATGAAATATCTGGTGCTTCATTGCACCGCAACTAAAGAAGGTCGTGAAGTGACCAGTGACGAAATTCGCCACTGGCACACCGACCCAGTGAAGAAGGGCGGTCGTGGCTGGAAGCAAGTTGGCTATACCGACATGATTCACCTTGACGGTGAGGTGGAGCGACTTGTGAAGAACAACGAGGACGCGGAGGTTGACCCTTGGGAAATCACCAACGGCGCGGCAGGATTCAACTCAGTGAGCCGTCACGTTGTGTATGTCGGTGGACTTGCCTCTGACGGCAAGACAGCCAAGGACACGAGAACGGCGGCACAGTTGAAGGCAATGACCGAATACGTGCGCAACTTCCATGAGCGTTTTCCCACCATCCGCATAGTTGGCCACAATGAGCTGAACAACCACAAGGCTTGCCCATCGTTCGATGTCCAGGAGTGGTTGCGGTCGATAGGCATCAAGCAAGTTTAACCCCATAAAACAAAGATAACGATGGCAGACATTTTACTGCAATTCATCCAGTGGGCAATACCATCGGGCGGCATAGGTGCTGCCATCGTTTGGTTTGCCAACAGAAAGGCCAACAACGCCAAGAATGCAAAGATAGTGCATGACACCTACAAAGGAATGTACGAGGACATATCGAAGGTGCTGTTGGAAACACAACAGAAATATGAAGACAATACCAAGGTCGTGGAAGTGCTTACGGCAGAGAACCACAAGACACGCCTCGCCATCAATCGGCTCAGCCGTGCAATCGAGGCTATCAAGCTTTGCCCTCATCGCAATTCTTGCCCTGTTAGCAGTGAGTTGTCGCTCGACGAAGACGATGACAGCCCAGGCAGAGGCAAGGGTGGAAAGGGACAGCGCAGAAAGCAAGCAGACCACGACAAAAATAATGTGGACGGAAAAGGTGCCACAAGACCAAGTGCATCTAATCATTCCACTTGACAGCATAGGGCGTTTGCCATCGGGCGCATCCTTCAACAACAAGAAAGGGCGTGCCAACGTGAAGGCAAGCTTGGGAAAGCAGGATGACAAGGATGTGATAATCATTGATGCCTCTTGTGACAGCTTGCAGATGTTGTGCCTCTACTACGAGGAACAAAACAAGAAGCTGACCAGGCAAAACGCCGAACTCTCGAACGCCATCAAAACAGAGAAAGAACCGTGTTCAAATCCTGTAAAAGTGGCAATATTCAGTTTTATCGCTGGACTAACATCTGGCATAGTAATAACAATCAAAACAAGAAAGAAGAATGGATAAGAATTTCAAGTATGGCATTGCAGCCGTGAAGTTTGGGGACAAGACCATTGGCTACATTGAGAAAGGTTCCTGGGACTGGGGCGGCACGAAGCCTGAGAGTACCGATGTGGAGGCAGAGCAAGTGCCAGATGCGCCTGTGCTGACCATCCTCACCAAGAATGCGACCATTTCGCCAACGTTCAATATCATCCAGTTGGATTATGAGAATATCCACACGGTGCTTGGTGGCACACTCGTAGGCACAACTGGCAAATATACAGGTTGGAAGGCACCGACCAGCCTTGTGCAGCTTTCTGGCAAGTGGACGATAGACTTTGTTTCTGGTCAGACTTGCACCATCCCGAACGCCACAATCCTGGCGAACCTCGGCGGCAAGCTCACACTTACAGAGGTGTCGAAGCTGGAATGCCAGTTGAAGGTGAACAAGCCTTCCGATGGCAGTGAGCCTTTTGACATCCAGGACACCACCGCTTCACAAACAAACGCATCATCCACCAGCCAGGAAAAAGCAGCTAAGGTGTAGCGTATGGATGAAAGAACCATCAGACAAATAGAAAAGGAAGGTGCGGAGGCTCTTTTGGACACTGGTCTTTCAGTGCCATTGAAGGAGTTGCACCTTCCTTTTTTCAAAAAGTCGTTCCATCTACGTGTGACCATGCGCCGACCGACATTGGCAGGACAAATCAGAATAGCCAAGGAATGGTTGGCAATGGGTGTGACCAGCGAAGAAATGTGGCACTTCACCAAGGAAGAAGAAATGCAGTTTCTCGTTAGTCATGGCAAGAAAATCAGTCGCATGGTAGCTTACACCCTTTGCCGTGGCTGGATAAGCCGCCATCTATTGGTGGGCTTGACGGCATGGGCTGTGAGAAACTGGGTGGAAAACAAGTACCTTGTCAGTGCCACAAAGAAGTTTGTCGGACTGATGGGGACAGACAGTTTTACAAGTATTATCAAATCGGCGGAAACGGTGAACCCGATGAAGCTGAGGAAGAGCCAAAAGAAGAAAGGGAGTTAACGAGCGAATACGAAGGCTCCCATAGCCCTTTCGGTTTTGTGTGGCAGATAGCGAGCGAGACAGGCTGGAGCGTTGACTACATACTGAACGGTGTCAACTATCAAACCTTGATTATGATGCTGAGCGATGCCCCACATTATGTTAGCAAGAAAAAGAACGGCAAGCCCAAGGACGAAAGAAGTGCCGAAGAGGAAGCTGGTGACATTGTAGGATTTTTCCAAAGTAAATTGAAATGAGCAAAGGCAAGACGGTAGCAATAGAAATAGAACTCCTTGACCGCATCAGCGGTGGACTTGACAGGGTGAACAAGAAGATGGATGCCCTGAAAGGTTACACCGATGAAGCCAAGAAAGGATTGAGCGGACTGGAAAACGTGAGCGACAAGGTGAAAAGGTCGCTCATGGGGCTTGGCATGGCTTTTTCCATGAAGCAAGTTGTCACGGAGGTCGCTACTGTCAGAGGCGAGTTCCAGAAACTGGAGGTGGCTTTCAACACCATGCTTGGCAGTGCCGACAAAGCCGATGCTCTGATGGCTCAGCTGATTCACACCGCAGCCATAACGCCGTTTGACCTCGAAGGCGTGGCACAAGGCGCGAAACAACTCTTGGCGTATGGCATGGAGGCTGAGAAAGTGAACGAGACCTTGATACGACTGGGCGACATTGCCGCAGGTCTCAGTATGCCATTGAACGACCTCGTTTATCTGTATGGCACCACAATGGCACAAGGCAGGCTTTACACGCAAGACCTCAACCAGTTCACAGGCCGTGGCATTCCGATGATTCAGGAACTCGCCAAGGTGTTTGGCGTGGCTGAGAGCAAGGTGAAGGACTTGGTGGAAGCTGGCAAGGTTGGATTCCCAGAAGTGCAGAAAGTCATCGAGAACCTGACAGGCGAAGGCAGCAAGTTCGGCGGTTTGATGGAGGAACAGAGCAAGACCATAACAGGACAGATAAGCAACATAGAAGATGCCATTTCCACGATGTTCAATGACTTAGGCAAGCAGAGCGAGGGCGTAATCAATACGACCCTTAGCGGTGTTTCCTATATCGTGGAGCATTATGAGCAATTCGGGCGTGTCCTGATGGGATTGGTTGCCACATACGGCACATACCGCACGGCTTGCATGACGGTGGCAGCAGTCCACAGTCTCATAACGGCTGGCATTGGCAGCATGACCGCAGCGGAAGCCATTCACTACGGTTGGATTGTCATGGTGGAGAAAGCACAGAAGTTGCTCAACGCCACCATGCTAAGCAATCCATACGTGTTGGTTGCCACTGCCATTGCAAGTGTTATCGCCGTAATGGTTTCAATGAAGACGGAAACAGAACTGATGCAAGCCGCAGATGAAGACTATGAGGCGCAAAAGCAAAAGGTCATCGAGGCTGAGGAAGAACACAAGCGCAAGATGGAAGAACTTTGTTCCATTGCTGGTGATGAAGCCCTCAGCACCGACACAAGGCGTGAGGCTTTGAATCGTCTCGAACAGAAATACCCAGCCATCTTTGCCAAATACGACACAGAGTATGAGAAGCTGAAAAATATCAAGAAAATAAAGCTGGAGATTGCTTAGCTGGAGGCAGGGGCAAGTATAACA